CAAAAGCTAAATTAAGCGTTTCTAAAGCATTTAAGTTGTCTTTGTAAGTCTTACTGTCTAATTTAGTTTTATTAGCTTCTAATAGCTTTATTTGCATCACTAAAAGTAAATCTGCTATCCTAAACAAAGTAGCTTGTCTAAAATCAGTCTTTGGAATCCTTTTATCAAGGTCAGCCTCTAAAACGGCTTTTAATGGCTCACTTAACTCGTGTAACTTTCTCATCACTTAAAATAAACTTCTTGTCCTGCACTGGGTTAATTAAATTAATAATCTCTCTTAAAGCATCTACATAATACTGCGAAGATAGCTTATGAATTGGTAATTGCTCAAATAAATCTAAACTAAAAAGCCTGGCTTCCGAATGTTTAGCAAATTCTTGTAGTGTCATTAGTCTGCAAATGAATCTATTTGATTAATTAAATAATTTAAAATTGACTGTGGGTCATCAATATCTACATTTCCACAATATAATTCTGTTTCATCAAGTTCATCAATATAAAATGCAGAAATTTCGGTTTCAGTGTCTAATCCCCAACTTATTAAATTATCATCATCATAAGTATAAAGTTCTGTAATATCATTAAATAAATGTGCATACTTAAACTCTACTGCATAACCACATAGCTTATCCCAATTTTGTTCTATAACAATTCGATAGTTATCGTAGTGGTAAACTGACTTAATTAATTTTTCTTTCATAATTTTAGGTTTTATAGTTTGATTAATAATACTTTGTTAAACATATCTTTTTTTACAGTATAGCCAAGTTCTTCATAAAGTTTTAGATACCTGTATACGGTTCTATTTGTTACATTAAGATATTTAGCTATTGTGTAAATGTTTCGTGATTTTTCTTGTAATAGCTGCATCAATCTAATACACCTGTACATTTTATGCTGGTTCATTCTTATTTAATTCTTCTATTAATAATTTAGATATTTTAAGGGATATTCTTGCAATTTTATCAGTAAATAAATCAACATTACCACCTGTAATTGCATCTGCTATAATTATAGCGTAATATTCTTCAGAAATTAATTTATCTTCCATAAGTTTTATAATTAAAAAGGTAATTGTTTTGGTAATTCAAATGTAACATAATTTCCAGCATAACTCTTAATGCCGTTTATTTCTTCGTAATAGCAGTTCTTATATTTATCAAAAAATAAATCAAATTCGCCTAAATTACCTATGCCTTTAGGCTTTGTTTTTTGAACAATTATTTTAACCTGGTTAGCTTCGTAAACATTACCGAATTCATCTTTAAAGCCTTTCGGATACCTCCATACGCAAATCATTTGCTCGCCTTTACGAAATGCAGTTTCTCCGCCATCAATATATCGTGGGTCAGCAGGTGGATAATAACTTATACCATCTTGTTCTCTTTTGCTTCCAGTTTCCCTTGCGTTGTGCATAATAATAGCGTGGTGGTAGTTATATTTTCTTGAGTACATTCTAATTTTACCCAAAACTCTTGCCATATACATATCTCTTGCTTCTCCGTTTAGTTCGTGTTTAACCTCGTTAAAAGGGTCAGTAGTAACTGTGTCAAATTGTACATCAAAGTTTTCTACCGAAGCGTAAAAGTCAGTTAAAGTAATATCTCTTTCGCCTGTATCCATTACATAAAAATACTCGCTAACTTCTTGACCATATCTAAACATTTCAGCCTGTGTCATTTTGCCTACTCTATTACCATCCAAATCATAAAAAGATTTACCTGACCATTTGTGTAGTATCTCTGCAAAGATTTCAGTTGGTGTTCCTGTTTCGGGACTAAAGATTAAATGCTTCCATTTATGTTTTTTTGTTAAAGCTATTAGGCATTCCCACCAAAATTCAGACTTACCACTTCCAGGTGTTCCGTAAATATAAGAAGTTGCACCTTTTTTAAAAGAGATTAAGTTATCCATTTGTGAGAATCCTACCGTAGCACCTTTATTTAAACCTTTTTCGTAAAGAGTATTAAGAGAATCGGATATATCCGAATATTTGCGTATAAAATCCATTAGTTCATTAATTTAGGGTAAAGATGGTATTTTTTCTTTTCATTTTCAGGAGTAAACCAATTCTGCATCGTGTTTTTCCAATTTATTACCTGGTTGCCTTTACTGTTCTTCCAACCTAAATTAGTGTAATAATTAAAGGCTTTAGTTGCTGCTTCTTTTGAATATCCATTTTCATCAAAATAAAGTAAGACATCATTTAAAACAGGAGGAATAAAAACTACTTCTTCTTTTAATTTCCTTTTATTTACTTTACTTTCTTTTACTTTACTTTCCTTTATAGCATTGCCATCGCATTGCGTTCGCATTGCGTTCGCATTCGTGTCGCATTGCGTTTCTATATTATCCGCATTTTTACCCTTGTTTTCCCATCTTTTGCTTGCAGACTGTTTAGCTTTAGTTACTTTATCATTCCTTTCATCCAACCTTTTTTGTATACTATTACTACTTACATACCCATCCTTAACTATAAATAAATCAAAATCATTAATGACCGATTTAATCAATTCAGTTGTGCATCTATAATCGTAAGCAAGTAAAGCTGGATTGTCTTCTAATTTGTTATTGTTGTGGTATAAATCTTCTACTAAAGACCAGTAGATACCATAGCCAAGCATACCTTGAGTAGCTATTAGCTTTTTAATTTTTATATCGCTCCTGGCGGTATAATCGTGTGAAAAATAAAATGTATTCATTTGAGTAAAAAAAAGAAACCCATCGGTAGAGAGTTACGATAGGTTTCAGGTTATAATATAACCATTAGGTAATATCTAACAGGCTCTCTACTTCCTATTAGATACTTAATACATTGCAAATATACTACTTCTTTCGCAATTTAAAGTATTTATCCAGCTTTTTATTTAAAGAAGATAACGGGACATTAAACTTCTCTGCATAATGCTTAATCGGCTTACCTTCAACTAAATACAACTTTAAAAAGTCATTAAAAATAGCATTCGTTTCTAAAGTTACTTTCTTTGTTTTTAAGTGCTTTGTTCTTATTCCTTTGGCTCTTAAGACTTCTCTTATTCGCCTTTGCGATATGTTATACTTTTGGCTTAAATCCTCAATCGTAACATTACCAGTTCTATATTCCTCTAAAAAATCCATATCGTATAATTTTAAAATACTAACGCTACGAGTTAGCATTTGGGTGTAATCTTCTGCTAAAATTGTAAAACTTTCCCCTAATATTGTTCGCAGACACCTCTTATCTTTACCGCAAAAAGAACGCTTGTAGCAGCAGTAATTTCTTTAATTAAAACGGTAATGATGTATCTTCAGTAGGGTTTGTAATTACATTTGTACCTACATTATCAATCTTCCAGCAAACGATATTTGTAAAGGAATCTTCTTTACCTTCTTTGTTTTTATACAACTTACCTGCAATGTTAATTTGACAAACAACTTCGCTACCTGGAGCAAATGATTGTAATAAGTCAATCTTCTTTTGTGCAAATTGTAATTTAATGTGTTGCGTGTATTCGCCATTCAAGGTCTCTAAAATGATTTCTTGCTTTCTGAATTTCTCGCTTACTTCTTGGACTGGTCCGATTGAATAAATTGTTCCTTGTACTTCCATTTCTATTTTTTTTAAAGGGTTATAATTCTTGTTCCTAATTTTGCCTGTATCTCGGCATCGTAATTCTTAAGCCATTCTCGGCATTGTTCTACCTTGTCTATAATCTCTTGCTCTTTGTCTAAATCTCGTTTAAACTCGTAGCTTACCCAGCGTTCAAAGTCTTCTAAATGTGAGTAGCTTACTTTAGTGCCAAAATTAGCAGCAGCAGGAGTATCTCCAAGATAATAGAATAGAGTAGCAAACTCTTTATTACATAACATCATATAACCTCGCAACTGCCATTCGTAATCAGTATTAAGTTCTAAAGCTGAATCTAATAATGTTTTTCTATTCCAAGAACACTTGGTGTCAATAATTGAATTTTCAAGTATTACATCGGGAGTTCCTACTAACCATTCATTTGCGTAAATATCTTCGTTCTTATAGGCTTTAATACCACCATATAAAACTTTGGATGCAAACTCAATAGCTTCGTTTTCTAATAAGATACCTTTGGTTAAATACTTGGAAGATAGTTCTTCTTTGTCTTCAGCATAGCATTCTTTAAGATATGTTATGCAAGTTTGCGATAATTCGCCTGGCTTCTTTGACTTACTCATTAGTTTCCCTAACGATGAAGGTCTTGCTTTAAAGTATTTCATTTTGCAGTTAGTGCTTCAAAAGTTTCATCATTCATTGTATATCTCTCTTGAATAGCTTTTAGGTTCTTTGAATCCTTTAGGAATCCTGCTCTGCATTTGTCAAACAATTCAGTACCTACTTTTAAAGTTGGCTTAAGTTTTTCCTCTACCATCTTAACTGCATCGTGCATATTTGTTGCATCAGCATCTTTGGTATCATCCAGGAGAAATAAAGCAGATAAAGCATACTTTCGTGCATATGAACTTGAACTTCCAAAAGACTGGCTAATATCCATACCTTTGCGGTTTGGGTCTATACCAGCAGAAGCACAAGATTCATATCTTTGACCTTGTTTGTCTATTAATAAGACTGCACTTTCACAATAAATAATATTTGCTTTTTCTTTGATGTTATCCGATATAACCATAGTACATTCGTACTTAAGTAATAAAGGTTTTAACGCTTCCAATATATCCTCTGTTGAGCGATACTTGTATTTCCCGAAGGAATTAAATTGATTTTTAGGTGCTTTTAGCTCCGATTGAATTTTTAATAGTGACATAGTTTTAAGTTTTGGTTTTTAAAGATACAATTTATTTTATTAAATTAAGGTAATTATTTTTAATTATTTGCTTCGAA